TCAAACAATAACTTGCCATCCATGATAGGACGGTTTGCTTTTGTTTACTATCTTAGAAGTTCCATGCCTTGGAATTATTCCCATCTTGGAGAACTCATGTTGAGTAGATACTATTTTTTGCCCGGTGTGTTTATTGACGAAAGTATACTGGGTATGGTCGTAGTTGAAATGTTTACTCCCAGTAAAATTGGCTAATGGATGAGTTCCTTGCTTATACCTGTCGCCAGTAATACTTGACCCATCTTCTCTTTTGAGCATATGGAATGTTCCATTTTTTATTCTGTCAGATGTATTACTTGTGCCATCTGGTCTTTTTTGAAATGGATGAGTGCCGAGAGTAATCATCTTGGCATTATTCTTCTTTGCTATATCCG